GTTAATAATTCTGGTGATACGATTTCGGGCAACTCACGTTGTGCGATTTCCGACACATCTGCTACAACAGCTACACTGCCTTTCCGCATTGTAGACGTAGTAGAAGAAACCAAAAACTCGTCTGGCGGTTATACTGAAGCCCTCGTTAAATGGAACGCGGGACATCAGTTTGACAACACCACTGGCGTATAAGGAGTGAAGTAACATGGCAATGTCACGCGCCCAATTACTCAAAGAACTCCTTCCTGGCCTAAATGCTTTGTTTGGGTTGGAGTATGCTAAGTATGGTGAAGAACACACCGCAATCTTTGAGACCGAATCCTCGGAGCGTTCATTCGAGGAAGAGACCAAATTATCTGGTTTCTCAGCAGCCCCTGTCAAAAACGAAGGCTCTGCCATTTCGTATGACAATGCACAAGAAGCATGGACTGCTCGCTATAACCACGAAACCATCGCTATGGGTTTCAGCATCACTGAAGAAGCCATTGAGGATAACCTCTATGACTCTCTGTCTGCTCGTTATACCAAAGCTCTGGCCCGAGGTATGGCTTACACGAAGCAGGTCAAGGCGGCTAACCCGCTTAATGATGGCTTCACTTCTTACAACTCTGGTGACGGCGTAACGCTGTTCAGCACAGCTCACCCGCTGGTAAATGGTGGCACTAATGCCAACCGTCCTACCGTTGCGGCTGACCTGAACGAAGTCTCTCTTGAGGACGCTGTAATTAACATTGCTGCGTACACTGATGAGCGAGGTCTTCTGATTGCTGCGCGTCCTCGTCGCTTGATTGTTCCGCCCGCACTGATGTTTGTTGCTACTCGCCTGCTGGAAACAGAAGGTCGAGTCGGTACTGCCGATAACGACATCAACGCACTTCGTAACAACGGTTCGATCCCAGAAGGCTACAGCGTCAATCACTACCTGACTGACAGCAATGCTTTCTTCATCATTACCGATGTTCCGAATGGCATGAAGCACTTCGAGCGTACTGCGCTTGAGACTTCAATGGACGGTGACTTCGATACTGGTAACGTGCGCTACAAGGCGCGGGAGCGTTACTCTTTCGGCGTCTCTGATCCTTTGGGCATCTACGGCTCCCCCGGTACTTCGTAAGTCGTACCGAGCTACCTGCTGGGGGGTAGGCTTCTACCCCCTAGTTTTTCCTGACTGCGAAAGCAGACCTAGCCAAGACAGGAGACTCATATGGCTACTACCACTTTCTCTGGCCCTATTAAGGCCGGAACTATCCGCGATGGCGCTTCCGCCAATGTTGGCTTTGTTGAAATGGCTCAGACCGCAGCTTGGTCTCAATCAGCTACAGCCGCATCCACTGGGATTATTGTCCCTGCAAATAGCCAAATCACCGAGATTACTATGTACATCAATACCGCGTGTAATGGTGCATCACAGAATCTGAGTGTTGGTACATCTGAAACCTCCACTGAGTTGTTCACTGCTTTGGCGCTGACTACTGGCGCGAACGTAATCAAGCAGGGATCTACTGGAACTATCACTGACACTGACGCTTGGTTGGATGTTGGTGCTAGTGACGTAACGATTTATACCAAGACCAGTGCAGGTACTACTGGTCGTGGCTACATTACCGTTAAGTACATCCAGAACAACAACCTTGCATAATAATCGGGCGGGGTGACCCGCCCCTTATTAGGAGAAAGTAGATGGCAGATACTGTAACCAGCCAAACTATTCAGGACGGAGCAAGAACTGCCGTCATGAAATTCACTAATGTTAGTGATGGCACTGGTGAATCAGGCGTTGTCAAGGTTGATGTTTCCGCTCTTAATGACGATCCCCAAACAGGCAAGGCTTGTACTGGGGTTGTAGTATCTAAGATTCAATACGTTACGTTCGGTATGAGCGTTAGAATTGATTTCAAGGCTACGGCTAATACTTTGATTGCTTACTTGCCAGAGAACTATTCTGATGAGCTAGATTTTTCTGGCTTCACTGGTATCCCAAATAACGCAGGCACTGGTAAGAATGGAGACATAGTCTTCACAACCAATGGCGCTGCTTCTGGAGATGCCTACACTATTGTTCTAACCTTGGTAAAGACCTACTCATAACATGAGAAGATATTACAAAGGTGGCACAGTCGCTAAGTTTAATGAAGGGGGAAGCACCAAAGATGCCTGCTACCGAAAGGTTAAAGCTAGGTACAGGGTGTTTCCGTCTGCTTATGCGTCTGGCGCAATAGCTAAGTGCCGAAAGGTTGGAGCTGCTAACTGGGGAAATAGTTCTCGTGGCAGTTCGCAAGACTAAGAAAGGCGCTTCTTTAAAGCGTTGGTTCAAGGAAGAATGGAAGGACGTTCGTACCGGTAAAGCTTGTGGTCGAGGTGAAGGCGAGAAGAGAGGTACGCCTTACTGTAGACCAACTAAGCGCGTGTCTAGTAAAACCCCAAAGACATCCGGGGAGATGAGCGCAGCAGAGAAAAGAAA